GCTGTAGTGCCTCTTCTTTAATTCTTCCAGACTCTTTGTCGAGGTCGATATTATTAAGCTCTGCAATCGTAGACGTAGAAATAGTCGGACTTCCCGATTGCTGTCCTACCATCCATAGCTGAGTGACGGCGTTCCTACGGTCAGTATCATCCACCATTCTGGACGGAATTAACCCAACTTCTACATTATCCCAACCAAGAAACTTGCTACAAGAATCATCCACCCACTGGAGAAGGTCCGTTAGATCACTCGTGTGTACTGACAACTGATTGTCAATCATCCTTAAAGTAGCTTCCATCCCTTGTCCTGTTAGACCACCATACAAGAACTCAAGAGGAATCCCTAAAGCAGCTACCAGAGACTTTTCTGCTTCCTGTACCTCCCCTAAAGTGAGGAGAGCTCGTCCCTGCCCGTTTAGTTGTGAAACCTGCAGCGGAATAGGTGCGTACATAATGTGTAGCGGGTCCTTACGCCAAGCCTGTACGTTGTCCCGCATTTGCTCAACCCACCGATTCAAGTTAATGGATTGAATAGGGTCACCATTATTAGAACCTGCGGCAGGGGAAACAATCCTAAAAGGAACAAGATGTTCGAGAGCAATAGCTTCGTTAGCTTTACGTAACACTTGCGTATAAAAAAAGCGATCTAAAGCTGGAAGAAGTGGGGGAAGACCCCACTGTGGATTAACCCCCGCAGGTGCGCTAAATTTCATATGAAAAATAGCCTCAGGTTTAAACTTAAACGGACGGTGCTCCTTAACAGCTTTTAAAAAACCAAAAGGAGTAGAGTTGATAATATGCTTTTCTCCCCGTCGAACTTGAGCAGCCGTATCCGCAGGAATTGTGTAATAATATAGGGATTCACCTGTGAATTGATTATGCTCAATATCCATACATTTAGGGTCCCACCGAATAAAGTTAATGTCTTTTACAAGCATTAGCTTTCGGTCTTCGACGTTCTTTTCGCCCGCTATTACTGACTGAGAACAATTCAGACATTTATACGAAAACGTTAAATTCTGTATATTAAACGAATAGTCTGTATGTTGTATATTCGTAGGGCTTTTGCACTTCGGACAAATCAAATTCCGAACAAAAGGTTGGTACATAGAAGTAAAGGAGTTTCCGTAGATATATTTATCCAACGTAGCCTTGAGCAAAAACTCTTTAGCCCGGATAATTTTTTCGAGAAGATTCTTATGTTTTCCTTTAAGGGCTTTATTATCTGTATTATAAGTCAGCTCTGTAATTGGATATTCTCCAAATTTCCGTAAAGTAGCAAAAATATGTGGGCTGTTATAAAACAGAAACTCACACATTTTAAACAACTCTTTAAGTCGTTTAGGTGTAAAAATCTGACTATAAGTATAGTATGGATTTGTGTGACCTAAGCCACCAGTGGCCATATACGTAGATTCAGGAGTTGTCGTCATGGGTTCTCTTTCTTTTTTTCTTACCAGACTGAACAAATTCTAACTCAAGGAGCAGCAGAATGAAAGCTACGTTCACACACTCTTTAGGTTCCCCTGTATTCGTCGTACAAGGGGATAACAATGACTTAGCGAGGATTTTTGGTGGGACGTACCTGAAACAACACAATGTCTGGATGTACCCAGCATATCCCCCATCTCTAGAAAACGTATGTAATGACTTTCAAGTTCTAGGAATCGAGTACGATGAAAGAGCCCAGAACTACCTCGATCAGCTACATACCCTAAAACACTACCAGCAAATTGTGGAACAAGAACCAGTTCTTGGACCATTCCCCAACTATGGTCACCAAAACAAGGGCATCGCCGAGCTCCTTTACAATTATCGCTGGGTCCTTCGTTGGGATATGGGTACCGGGAAGACAAAGATTGCAGTTGAAGCTCTCATCAAATTACGACTTAAAACGCTAATAATTGGTCCGAAAATCTCTGTAGATAACTGGGTTGAGGAAATTAATACGCATTCAAATAATACTCTGCGACCACTTATCCTAAGAGAGACTACTCGAAAAAGAAAATTAAAAACCCTAGAGAAAGCCATCAACGAAAAATATGACATCCTTCTCGCTTCATACGATACTGCTCGGTTATACGGTAATATGATGCTTTCCCCCAAGGTTTTAAAAGTGATAAACCACAGTAGATTACCCATTCCAAAAATGATACAAAAACTACTTCTAGGATTATCCGCGAAAGATGCTCTTGAAATTATCGAAGAGTATCAAAGACTAACTCCGCTAGTTTCGATTAAAAAACGAATACAATCTATGCCAAAAGACCTGTGTATACAGGATTTTCCGTATGAAATCATTATTTTAGATGAGTCTCATCGGGTTAAAAATATCCGAGCTAAGCAGACTAAAGTAGTGTCGGAATTGTGTAAAAAAGCTTCACGGAGGTACTTATTAACAGGTACTATCAGTATGGGTAATCCCCTAGACCTTTACCCCCAACTAAATGCCTTAGCTAAATACATCTGCCCGGAAAGCTACTTTTCCTTCAAGAAAAAATTTTGCGATATTTCTCCTCTCAATGAACACATTGTTACTGGGTATAAAAATCTTCATATTTTGAATCAAAGACTCCAGTTGTTCTCCAGCGAAAGACGTATTGAAGACTGTGTAGACCTCCCCGGGATACATGATATAAATATTTCCTACAAGCTAACCCCGGAACAACTTGGAGATTATAACGCTCTTATTGAACGTAAAACTTTAGATTTTGGAGAATTGGGTATACTAGAAGATCTTAACGGAGCTGTTCGTAATAACAAACTTTTACAAATTTGCAGTGGTTTTTTATATGTTCGTAATACCCTAGCAAATCAAATTTGCGATACTTGTACACATGTTATGGATTGTGTAGTTGAAGATATACAACCCGGAACTAAACGCTGTACTCGGTATGAAGAGTTAAAAAACCTAATTAAAACAAATACTTTACGCTACCCTAAAAATCCAAAATTATCCACTCTCGAAGATTTACTAAAAGACTTACTCGCCAGTCCTGAAGAAAAAGTGGTAATCTGGGCTAATATGGATGCGGAAATGGAAGACATAGCGCAGTTGTTAAAAACACAAGGACTTCCCTTTGTTCAAGTGGACGGGTCTACGACTTCTCGAATAAAAACACTTGCTAAAGAATTTGACGAGAACCCCCATTGTCGTGTGTATTTAGGGCAGGAGTCCACGGGTATTTCTATTAACCTAGTCGCAGCAAGATATGCCATTTATTACAGCCGCTCTTGGTCTCTAGAGCACTGGTTACAATCCCGAGCTCGAGAGTATCGTATAGGACAAACCCGCAAGGCCGTAGTGTATCGCCTTTGTGCATCCCAAAGTATTGAAATACAACAATTAATCGCTCTAGATAACCGGCAAGATATCGCATCGATGCTTACGGACAAAGTGGACTGTGCCGTCTGCGTATGCTACATAAATTGTGTAAAAAATAAGGTCGTGCCTTGGTCGAAAGGTTGTGTTTACAAATCAAAAATCGACAGGGAAACCGTCACTCCGGAGGTAATAAAACGTGGAAATAGTTATTAGCCAGGATGAATTAATCGCGCTCGTTTCGCGTGCGTTAGGGGGGACTTCAGTTACGGCTATTAGTTTTGACCCTAACACGGAAAAAGTAACAATTAGTACATCTTTAAATCTCTTGGGATTAAACCAGGACCAACCATCGCGCACCATCCCAACAGTAAGTCCTAGCATACCTACTGTAACGTACGACGAATACCCTGAAGCTACCCCCGAAGAAATGGCTAAAATCCTAAGCGAGAGCCAGAAACTCACTAATACTTCCGGCAAAGTCTTTGAATACACTGCGGATGGAGACCTAATTACCCGAGAAAGAAACGCGGATGAAACTAATCTACCCGACGGGGAAGACATTATTTGGGTAAGGAATAATCATGACTAAAGGGATAATAGGATACACAGAGGAAAACGAAGATGAATTTGGAGAAAGTTGGCTAGACCCGGAACTCCCGAAAGGATATATTTCACCGTCTCAATTTAATACCTATCTTCGCTGCTCAAAACAATACGAGTATGCGTACATTCAACAATTGAAAAAACCCCCTGGAATCGCCCAAATACGAGGGTCAGCAGTACATAAAGGTGTTGAAGTTACACATCTTCATACTATCGCGCACGGGACACCCGCATCCGCAGAAGAAGGCGCTGCAGTAGTGTCCGATAAATTCGACGCACAAGCACCGGAAATTGAAAATTGGGAAAAAGAAAGTCAAGGTGAAGCTAAAGATAAAGCCATCAGAATGTTTAAAGTTTATTACCGGGATGCTGTTCCGTATATCCGGCCTGTTCGAGTTGAACACACATTTCACTGGTCCCTCGATTTATGTGGAGTGCCCGTTTTAGGAATTATTGATTTAGTCGATTCGATTGAGGACCCCGCTATGAGCCTGGAAAATGACCCAGAAAATCCTCAACAGGTTGAAGTAGTAAGTGACCTAAAAACGGTAAAAAGTCTTTGGCCAAAATCACGTGTCCATAATAACGCTCAATTAACTTTTTATTCTATTGCAGAAGATACTAATAGAGTTAGAATTGACTTTCTGGCGGCAAAAAAGAAGGGGACAGAATATAAACCTGTCCCTAGTCTCAGGAGTAGACAGGACAAACAAATTCTTTTAGAAGATGTTGCAACCATGGCCCGGAATGTAAAAAAGGGAATTTTTTATCGCTGCTCAGCCGAGGGGTGGAACTGTTCTCCAGAATTCTGTGGTTATTATCAGCGTTGTAGAGGAAAGAGGTAAAAATAAAAAATGGATGTTTTCAGTGATCCAACAAAAGAAAAACACTTCTGGTCGATGATTGACAGTGAGTCTCCTGCCGCAAAAGAAACATTCACGAAGTTGTGGAAGAAAATAGAAACTACTACGCTAGAAAAGGACGATGCTTGCGCTTGTTTGGATGCTCTTTTTATCGACTCTCACGCACGCATTCTTCAAGCTCTAGGTAAATCGGCAAAAAGTCTTTACCCCACCACGAAACGCAGTCTTAACCGACTTCAAGAGGTAGAACATATGTGGTGGGTAGACCATTTTACTGCCGGTATTTCACATACATCTACTTTAAATTGGTTCGGGGCAACCTCCGAAGGCCGAGCCTCGACACATTTCATCATCGGCTATCACACAGACCCTTTTTACATTATCCCTCTCAGACACAAAGCTTGGCATACCCCTCGCCGAAATGCAGATAGCTGGAGTGTGGAGATGGTAAATGCAGGACCGGTCCAAAGTACGGGGAGTCGCCAAAGTGATTGGGCTATGTGGAATGATCGAATACTCCCTATAAAATTGGTAAAAGAACTACCTCCCCAACCAGTGTCGCCTCCTTATAAGGGAGCGCATTATTTTCAACCGTTCACGGCTGACCAAGTAATCGCAAATATGAAACTAAAGCGCCTTATTCGCTGGGCTACAGAAGATAAACTTCTCTCCGAAGCGCGTATGTCTCAACATTCTCAGTGGCAAGAAGGTAAATTCGACATGGGTCCCCTCTGGCCTTTCGACGAGATTAACACAGCTGTGTTCGAGAACTACCCCTTAGAGGAGCTGGCCTCATATCAGCAAGCCATCGAAGCTGTCTACCTTCCGTCTAACGATAATGTCTGTGATGCCATATTCGACGACAGTGATACTTGTCCCAATAATCCTGAATATGGGGTCGACGCTAATCCGGACAAAGAATCCGACCCAAAAACAGTGATCTCAACGAAAGACATACAGCTACTCCTATCCAACCGAGGCCACATCATCCAAATTGATGGAATCTATGGACCGGAAACAAAGAAAGCGGTGAAAAATTTTCAACGACGTTTTAACAACACTAATCCTTCCGAGCTACTTATTGTAGACGGTATTGCTGGACCACGAACCCTAGAAAAACTAACGAGGTAAAAACAACAATGGAAATGCAACTCAAAATTACAAAACAATGTGGCCGTTGTGGAAAAGTAGAAGAGTATATTGGGGACCTTGAGGATGCCCAAATGCGCAACGACCAAGTTCAAACACGAAAAAACACAGCTAAACATCTGGACGGAGTAGTGCAAGAGCTGGCACGCATCGATGAGCCGCCCCCGATTGTGGTCATGCTCCTTGACCCTGAAACCAGAACGTACGTATACAAAACTCTCTATGACCTCTGTGATAAAAAGAACACAAAGGAAGGACAGCGTCGAGGCTGTGCCGCACGAGTGGCTGATTTGGTCGCGGACATCTTCAACACTAAAAAGGAAACCGTGAAGCCAAAAAAACGAAAGTCTTCCGAAGTCGACAAGAATCAAACCTCATTGCCGCTGGATCCTGAAGTGGCCATCTGATGGATAAATATGGCGTGGAAGAGTCCACCGATGAATTACGCAAGAGTGCGGCCGACGGTGTTATACGTTGCCCCATTTGCGGAAAAGAGGTTCTGGATGCCGAAAGCCCAACACCGCGCTGCCCGGAACACGGGAGCGCCCCGTTCGAAACGAATTCGCGGGACTGATCGGGAAGTCGTACAGAAGGTTAGGGCGTTATACCAGGTCGTGTATAACAGCGAAGCTAGCCTTATACCCCTTGCGGTGGAGCTCTTTCATGCCCTCGGTTCTATTTTAGAAGGAACTCCTATGCGACATATTGATTTACGCTTGGTCGACAAGGATTCCATTTTACGAGAACTCAAAGAACAAGGAGAGCGCGTATGAGTGAGGAGAACCAAAACGGATTACCCGAGACGTTAAGTCGAAAAGAAGTAAATGAGGCTGCACTGGATAGTCTCATATCAGACATCGATGAAATCATCCCGGCGGTTGATCTCCCGAAGGACAACCCTAAAATGAATGTTGTAAAACCAGGAAAACCTGTAACCGACCAAAAAACCCCGATAAAAATGAAATTAAAAGACTTGTCACTGGCTGAGTCTTGGAATCGAGATACGCTTCGAGATGTCGATAAATTGGCCCAAGCTCTTCTCGCAGAAGGGCAGCTCGTTCCGCTTTTAGTTCATCAACAAAAAGACGGGAAAATGGAGGTCATTGACGGGCGTCGGCGCTATGCGGCTATGAAAGAAGCAGGTATCACTGACGCCCTCGTCACTGTCGTCAATTGTCCAGACGATGGTACCTTCGAACGAATAAGCGCCGCCGCCAACCTAGCGCGTGCTGAACACACGACCATGGAGCTTTGCCACATCTTTACCCGCCTCCGAGATCGCGGAAATAAAATAAAAACAATAGCTCAGACGATGGGTTTCTCCGAGGCTAAAATCGGGCAGTATATGAAATTGGAAGTACTACCCGAAGACGTAAAGAAACTTCTTGATTCGGGAAAGTTAGATTTTACCGCAGCCCAAGCTCTTACTCGTCTTGACTACGACGACTCCCGAGACCTGAAGTATTTCGACCGTATCATGTTGCAGCTACAAACTGGAGTACTCACGGCTACTACGATTATTGCTGCTATCGAAAAATACACCTCACGCCGTGCCGCAGCCGACAAAGCTGCTGGTAAAGTAGCTAAGAAGAAACGCGGACGGAAGTTTGGCCAAAAGACCGAAAATTACGATTACTTAGACACAACATACCTCAAACAAGTCAAGCCCATTACCGTCGCTAAAAGATTCGGAGAGATCTTAATGGCGTTACAAGATGAGCGAAACAACGCCCGCACCGCAGTAAAGAAAGCTTTTATTGATGGAAAAATGCTCCAGGCTAAACAAATCGCTGGATTAGAGCCCTTCGATGATTAGTATAATTCAGTCAAATCTTTGATTGAATAAGACCTCTGCAATTTTGTTTTTAACTTTATTAAAATGACATCCCGTATCTGGCGTACTCTTTCCGATGTAATTCCAGCAGCTGACGCTATTTGCATTAACGTCTTTTCTTCGGTCCTCCGAGTTTCTTCCGCAACATCATAGTGCTGAAGAATAATAAATTTATCTCGAGGCCGTAAATCAAGACTATCTACAATTTTTCGAAGTAGGGCCGCACTATCGGCGTCAATTACAGAATCTTCTATTTCTTTTTCACGAATGCCTAAAGCATGAGAAGGAGTACTTTCTAGCGGTATAAGGGAGTGGTAGGCAAGGTCTTTTTCAACAAGAGTTTCAAAACTATCGTACTCGGGCATCGATTTCTTATTACGCTGACGGTGAAGAGGTATGTGTACTAAACTCGTCTTGTGTAATTCATCCAGCATTTCTTTTCTAATCCACCAAGCCGCATATGTAAGAAATCGAGTTCCATGTTTAAAATCGTATTTATCTATTGCCAAGACTAACCCCACGTTTCCGGCCGAGATTAAACGCTGAATAGACTGGGGCGTCTTGGCGAATTTTTTCGCAATCTTCACAACGAAACGTAAATTAGCTTGTAAAAGTTTTTCACGCGCAACCAAGTCTCTCTCAGAGCCGCAATGAGGACAATAAATAGGAGGATGAAATGGGTTGAAACGGGCAGTACAATTTGTGCAAATTACAGGACGCCCTTTTTGAACACGTTCTGTAACGGGGTGACGACAAGTGGGACATAATATTTGCTTTACTAAATTAGGAATACGTTTCTCGCATTTAGGACACGTCTTATACCGCGTAAGATATGCGCGTTCTTCCGTTGCGGTAATTATTCCATGCCTTCCAACGTCATTATAGTAGGCTTGAAATGTCCTATCACTGTAACTATCACTCATCTTATTCACCTCCCAATAATTACTTATTAGAACACATGAAGCTTGCATCAGACAACACTCGGATGGTAGTATTCTTCACAAGGAAGAATCAAACAAAAGAAAGCGTAGAAGAAAGGTAATTTACACAAATGAACCAAGACCAAAAAGTAGAAACACCAACAGAAGAAACAGCTATTGTAGCCGCAAAACCAGATGCAATTGCTCCCGTATCTTTCGATTCATTACTCGAAAGATACAAAGAAGTCCCTACATTTATTAAAACGTATGGACAACGAATCCTGGGCGCTGAACGTGATTACAAAGACCCAGACGAAATCCTAGATATGATTGACACTTTGTCCGATGACCTCCCCCAAAAAGAGGCCTTATATGATGTGTTGAAAAGACTACAGCCAGAGAAAAAAGGCATCATTTCAGACCGAGCGCAATCCTTTCATACGGACCTCCGTATATTCCAAGGTATCGGAAATGACCCCAATATCCCTCAAGGTCTCCCTCCAGGGAATATGTATCTCAGCTCAGGAGAAAAAGTTGGGGCAGAGTTCATTGGAACACCCATCGCTCTTTGGGCGGGGCAGGAGCTTGTCGAAAAAACAGACGGCGGAGCTACGTCCACGACTCTCTGTTATTCAAATGACCGTAAATTTGGTAACTACTATGGGGAATGCGCTGCATGCCAATACTTCCCCGTTTGGCGTCCCAACGCCCCTAAAACTCCTCTTTACTGCCAAAAGTTTGTTCACGCTTTTTTGCTAGCAAAAAGTGGAAAAGAAATTGTCTTAATTCGTTTTAACCGGTCATCAAGTAGTGCTGGACATCAGCTTCTTAAATTTGCAAGCCGGACTTCACAACCTTGGTCCAGGTGGTATTCGATAAAAACTGTTGTCAAAGTTCACCCCAAAAAGCCAACGCAACGTTGGTACGTCTATGAGGCTACAGTATCCTCTGAAGAAGACCGGAATGTTTCCAAAGAATTATTTCCAATTTGTGACGCGCTTTGTACCGCTGCTAGCCGGGACTACGTGTTACCTATAATCGGGCGCTGTTATGCCGACGCCATAAATGACGCGGCTACTGGCGGTTCAAGCGCCGCAGACATTGAAGTTGTTACCCCAGAAACTGACACAGGCTTCGGGTACGGCGAACTTAATTCAGATCTTGCAGAAGACGCTTAATTAATAGTCCAAGTTCGGGCCACAAGAGCGTAAGTACCCCCAAGGAAAACTGCGCTCTTGTGGTCTTTTTTTCCCGGAAGGAATTATGCCATGCCTGTCGAAATAACACCTTTTGTTAAAAAATACACCCCTTGGTCCGCAAGCAAGTCTGACATTGCAGAACAATGTCCCCTCAAATTCAAACACACGTATGTGCATAAGACCCAAAAAGGAAGGCCTAAAACAGAAGCTCTAGTAGGGATTGCCTTACACAGAATACTCGAGCTAAGCCTAGCAGGAAAACCTCTTGAAGACGCCCGGAAGCAAACAGTCTCAGACCCTAAAGCTCGACTTCTTACTGTTGAGCGTGAACAAGTAGACGCCGGTATACCAGCCGTATCGACCTTTCTCCGACGGACTACTGCTTTCATAGAAAAAATGGGCGGAGCAGACCTTCTTATTGAAGGGAGACTTGCGTCTTCATTCGCAGGAAAAACACTAAAATTCTTCGATAATAAGGGTTTCTTCCGTGGTGTACTCGACCTAGGCATCCTATTTAAAAACAGACCTCATATGATGGTCATCGACCATAAAACAGGTAAAAACCGAGGAATTAATTATTACAACTGGCAATTCCTAACTTACACCCTTCTTGCAAAAGTAAATTACCCGCATATCACTCATGTGGTACCGGCTATTCATTGGGTGCAAGATACAATCACCGAAATAGGTAACCCCATTAAAGTTCCAAGCGTTCCTGACCTGCTAGATAAGGTGGTGGAGCACCTAAATCAAGCAACAGGAAACGCGGCTATCAATCTAGACGTTGGACAACCGAGCAAACTATGTGGATGGTGTGATTACCAAATACTCTGTCCACTCAGTCCCCAAGTGATAGGAGCAGCCGAAAATGAGTGCGAAAGCGACAAAGGCAGCAAATACTGCTAAACTCTCCCGCGCACAATTAAAGAAAGTCTGGGATGCTATGGCATCCAGTGATTGGCTGAACCTACCAAATATGGGTTCTTTAGCCGCCCGGACATATAAACAAAACGACCTCGTGTGTTTGTGCCCCCATCCAGACCACCCCGACACAACCCCCTCGTTTCACATCTATACTCGGCAACACCATGGACATTGCTTTGGATGTGGATATAACCCTACAGACCCGATTGAACTTGTTGCCAACATTACGCAGAACTCATACTTAGATTCCTTAAATTACATCTCCAGCGTTATCCCCGGAGCTTCTACCTTAAAAATTGGAGCTAACCTAGCTCTATTAGGTCAGCAACAATTAATACAAGAAGCTAAAAATTTATTTATGTATGTCTGTCACGAGCAATTAGTCTTAGCAGCACAGACCTATAAAAGTGGGCTTACTCACCGAAGCACAGTTAGTAATTTCGATACCCTTCGGGACGATGACTTGGCCAATTGCAGCTTAGAACAATTACCTACTGAACCAGATTACCCTGGAGAAAACGAAAACGATACTGAATCGACTTCCATCGTTGTAGCAAAAGCGCTTCCTAGTAATGTTATCCCTATCACAGGATTTGAAACAGATGGAATAGGACTTAAAGATTTTGACTATGCTATGGCTACAATAAGATGGCTTGTAGAAGTTAGAAAAATACCCCTAGACCTTTTGCCGCAGTTACCAATTGGAATTATGCCACCTCTTTCGGCTATACTAATATTAGCCCGGCAATACCCCATAAAAAATCAAATGTCTAAAATGGGGAATGTAGAATACGAAATCGTAGAACTCCTACAATCCTTACAGAACTTCCTCTCCGCAGACCAAAATAAAGGTGCCGTCGCTATCGGAACAGGCTCCGTGGTTTTCCCTCTATGTACTACCGATTCGCATATAACCTCTTTCAGAATTCGACAACCTAACGAACCTGGAGAATCCAAAAGAATTAATTTATTCCAAGATAACTTCGAACCTGGAGCGGGGTTTTTCGGAGTCAATTTTCAACCGTATAAACAATACCACCGGACAGCATCCCCGGGGAATTTGAAATCTTACATTGTCGTGGAGGGGGAATTCGACGCCCTCCAACCAATGATCCGGGTATTACAAACAGATAAGGTAGAGTGTCCTGTAATCAGTGCTGGTGGAAATAGCTCGTTAGCCTTGTTCGATGACTTCATCGAAGCTAACGACGTACACAATATGTTATTGATGGGGGACTCCCCCACTAAAGCTGCTAACGATACCGGGTCTACAATTATTTCACAGTGGACTCGACACATCTCCAAAGCAAATATATCAATTTTCTCTGGTGAATCCTGGGAGAAACTAACTCCGGCTAACGACCTAGACCATGCCTATACGGAATCCGGATTATCCTCAGAAACTATCGAAACTGCACTATATGGTGTTAGAAATTATATCCCTGCCTGGCGCTGGGCATTCGACCGAGCGCAACCTACCCTGGAAACCTACCACGAAGACAACGTGGCTGCCCTTATCGCTAGTGCCGCCTCTTTTGGACAGGGACTAAACAACCGGTCTGACATCGACGCCTACGTGCTCTACGTACACGACATGTACCCTATCGTTAAACCTGGACCCCTGAAAAGAGCACTAACCTCCCAGGGTGACGGAGAAACCGGTTTCATATCTCGAATTGCAGATACCATTATTGACCATTACGACGTCATAGGTGTCAAAAATAGTGACCGCGGTGGAAAAGACCTTCTTCTTTATCACCGCGAAGACTGTAGATTCACAACCTTAAAACTCGACAGCGAACAAAGTATCGTTCAAGAAATTGCTCAACTTGCGGGAACTCTACATACATTCATCGTCGATAGCGTTGGATTTCCTGATTTTTTAATTGGCGAGGATACTACCGCATCAAAGCTAGTCTCAATCCTTCAGTCCCAAGATAGAAAACTTCGATATTACGTAAAAGAAGCAGTGCTCACATTGGCATCCGGAGCACCGGACATGGACGGCCTACGAAAACTAAGAAATGGATATCACTACTTAACTGACCGGGAGATGCTTGTTCACGGAGCGAAATCGTATGAGTTTAACCGCAACGAAGACAGTTTACTCTTTAAAGAAGGTAAAACTGCGCGAATTGACAACTACCTTATTGATGTTTATGGCGAAGACTCCTACCAAAGAGAATGCTGGTATACCCCCGAGCCTGTGACACCACAACTACTTCTCGACTCTCAAAATTACGATATGCTCGATGTTTATAACGAATTAATACGATACTTTGACACGGGGTTCTCCTTCGACAACCAATTATCTACTTGTAAACTCCTAGCTGGTCTAATATTAACCTTCCCAATTATGTCCAGTTTCGACCGGCAAATTGTCACACATTTCACGGGAGATACAGGGTCTGGAAAATCAACACTTATATCCGTATTTAGCCAAGTAGATAAAGACTCAAGTAACATGTCTATTCAACTTCTATACGCCTCTCGGTACTTCCTTAAAATTACAGCTTCAGCCTTCACGCGTTTAGCTTCGCATAGTACAGTATTACATTGTATCGACGAGCTGGAATTTGATTCTTCTACCCAACGAAAACACAGTGAAGGCGTTATGGAATCCTTACGAGGTATTACATCTGGGGGTGGAAGCCGTACCGTCTCTAAAATGGATGGGGAAGGAACAACTACCCATAAGTATAACGTCCCAGTTGTTTTCGCCAGTATTACAGGAACCGAAAAACCCCAAGACTTAAATCGATTAATTACGGTAAACATGAAAAAAATAGACGGGAGAGAGGATCCAAATTCAGCCATATACCGTACGTATGGCGAAAGAGAGTTTACGAAATTACGGAGGGCTATCAATTTCGGTATGTACAAGTATATCCCCACTATTCGTAAGACGTATGACTCACTCCGACATAGCTACGCCGCGATTAATGCCACCCTCCCTATCAAAGTTGAATTTCGTTATATGTCGGCTTTTTTCCCAATATTCGCAGTCATGGATGCTATCGGAGTAGACTACAAATCATTCTTTCAAGATTATATCGCTAGCAACGAAATTCTTATAAAGAGGAACACCGGCGTTAGTGAATCTGAAAGTTTCATGTCCAAAATCTTTCATTGTAAAACAATAAAACTAGGGGAGTCAAAAGACGATACCCATTTGCACACGTTAGCCACCGTCCTCGTAAATAAACTCTGGCTCCGTCAACTCAACGACGCGGAAGTTGGAGTATTCTATGACGAGAAAGATAAACTCCTGCTTTTCAATCTAGAACAAGTTATTAATACCTTAATGCCCTTTCAAGTCAGATTAAAATCCGGTATCACAGCTATGGGTTTACGTAACCTTCTAGAACGACATAAAGCCGCACTGACACCCTCTGAAATATTAAACTCGGGAGTCATCAATAGAGCTTCTGTTAATATGGGGGTTGGCTTACGCCTACACGACGTTGCGGTATTTCATCTCCAATATTGGCTAGAAGAGTATGCAGAAACAACTGGTCCAGTACATACCCCTAATAAACACCCTGCAACAAAAACTCCATCAACATCCATACAAACTACTACAGCCGAAACAAAAGACAAAGAAAAAGAAGAGGTACCTAAAATTGTTACCGCAACCAGCGAATGGCTCTAGCGATTGTTATATCTGCCGTATTTCAAATGCCTGGAGTCACGAACACTGCCCTGAATGTCCTAGCTACCAAACCAATCATTATACAATTAGTAAAGGAGGCGAGATCGGCAACACTGACTTCTTCTGCGTAGCAGAATCTCCTCACTTAAGTAGCCTTGTACATAAAGAAAATCATTCCGGTTGGGTATTTGACATCGAAAGAACCATAGTTTCATTCTTCGATATCGCGGAAAAAAAATACAACCAATCCGTAGGTCGATTTACTTATGCAGTAAAATGCCAAGTCGAAAAACCTAACGCAAAAGAAATAAAGGCCTGTGCCCCCAACCTCGTAGACGAAATACTCCAGTACAGTAATCCAAAAAACCCTATTTGTATTTTCGTTATGGGAGCTACAGGTCTAAGGTCCCTCGGTATCAAATTCGGAAAATATACCGATGTTATTAGTAAAACAATAGAAACTAAAATAGGCGGAAGAAAAGCTTACGTATTCGTCTCTATGTCTAAACGTCAACTCTCAGCCAAAGCAGGTTATTCACAAGTACTTATAAGACAAATAGAAATTTTCTTAGAAATGGTGCAAAAGAACCAGGAAGGTAAACTCGAAGAAAGGCATAAGATCCTTTCTCGTCTATCCAAAAATTACCGTTACCCAAAGACGATACAAGAGCTTGCTCTGTTAACTGAAGAAATTCTAAATTACGCAGTACCGGGAGAAACTGCAGCATCCTCCCCATTATCAATAGACACCGAAACTAATACCCTATATCCACACCGAGAAAAGTTAAAAATATTAATGGTATCGCTAGGTTGGGATGTGGGGAAAGCCGCGGCAATACAACTCGAACACCCTGAATCCGATATTAAATTAGAAGACGCTCGTCCCTACCTCGAGAAGCTTTTTCAATGTAATAAACCTAAAATCTTCGCTAATGCTAAATACGATATCAAAGTAGTACAACGTAAAGACTTTAAAATTAACCGTTTATCTTGGGACGTCATCCTCGGAGAACATCTAATCGAAGAAGACAAAAAAGGCTTCTACGGTTTAAAGCATCTCGCCCGATTGCGCCTACCGGAGTTTGCATCATACGAAGATGAACTAAAAGAAATCTATGCAGGACGTGTAGACCGAGAAAACCTTGAATTACCAGACATCAAGCAGGAAACAATCGAAGAACAACTACTGAAAAAACCCAAAGCAACTCGGAAAAAGAAAATAAAAATTGAAGAAGAAGAAGAAGGACCCAAAAAATCACGTTTGGAAAAGAAACTAGAGGCGGATGATGGGTATGCATTAATACCCCTACGGGACCTCTTAGTATATGCCGCTTTCGACGCCGATGTTACATTCAGAAGCGCTATGCAACAACGAAAAGAACTAACCGATGAGTGTAACGCACTAAATCACGAAAGACTCGCACATAAAAGAGCCCCTACCCTGCGTGCCCGGAAGGTAGGAGAAACACTTTGTAATATACCTAACCCACCTCTTTTCAACATGAAAAATAGAATTCTCCCTACCACCCGCGTCCTCGCCAAAATGGAATTGACGGGAATACCGGTAAATCGAGAATATGTCATGAGATTAAAGAAGGAAATGGATAGCTATATTGCAAGCTCGGAATCAATATTCCAGGATATGTTGCCTGTAGGACATACCAATTTCAACCCCGCGAGTACTCAGCACGTCGCCAACGTACTCTTTTCTACGGGATATTTAGACCCGGAAACACAACAAGTCACTTGCTACGCAGGGAAAATAGAGCCTGAAAGAACTGAGAAAGGCGCCATATCAACCGGCGCTAAGTTCTTAAAGTTATTGACGTTGACTCATAAGTGCAAATTCAGCGAAGCTGTTTTAGAGTTCCGTGCAATCAGTAAAGCCAGAACAACTTTCATCGAGAATATCGAAGTCTTAAGTCGCGAAGACGGAAGACTGCATACCAACTTCCATCAACATTCTACTGCAACGGCTAGACTTTCATCCTCAGAAGAAAATATGCAAAACATCCCCTCCAAGATGGGACGACCGCCTTTTCAATACAACATCAAACGGATCTTTGTCCCATCTCAAGAAGATTTCGTAATTGTTAATTGTGACGCCAAAGCCGCGGAAGTTCGTATCTACGCCGCGTATAGTAAAGACAAAGCGCTCATAGCCGCTCTGAATGACGGGATGGACCCGCACAGCTTCTTCTCATCTACCGTATACTGCCCCGAAAACATTCTACGGGGTATCCCTAGAGCACAACACAAGTCCGTACTTGCTACCGTAGGCATCGATGAAAACCATGCGTGGAATTATGAAGATTTTGAAGCTCGAGATTCCTTAAAAATAACAAATAAAGATTATGGAACGCAGCTAAATACTCTACGTAAAAACATGAAGCGTGTTGTGTTCGGAATTATTTATGGTGCCGCTCAGACGAAAATTGCAGGAATTGTTGGGATACCTGAAGAACAAGCTGCAGCTATTATTCGCACACTATTTCGCATGTTCCCCTCTCTTGTAGATTACATCAATACTACTAAAGAACAAGTCCGCCGTCTTGGCCTCGTAGAAACCTTCTTGGGTAGACGAAGGCATCTTAGCCTACAAAACCTACCAAACCACCTAAGAAGCAGAGCCGAGCGTCAAGCAGTCAATTTCAGAATTCAAAGTACAAGTGCTGAACTTGTACTGGAAGTACTCGGTGAAACTGAACCTGTTATATACCATGACTTTGATGGAAACATGCTAAACACCGTACATGACTCATTAGTGTTCGAACTGCACCAGAAGTACGTCAATCAAATGCCTGACTTCATACAGGATTATGGATTAAAACAAATAGCAAAAAAGTATCCTTGGCTCCCCGTACCGTTTGCCTGGGATACCAGTGTGGGTCCAACCTACGGAGATTTAATGTCTGTTGAGACATATCTCTCAAATAACCCTACCCCAAAAGACGAAGAAGACGATTATATCGATTTAGAAATACGCAATGAACTCTCGGAAGAAGCAATTTCAGGCACCCGGCGGCAAGCTAGTTAATTCATTCCTGCCAAAATTTAAGGTCATTCGTTATAATCTTCGCGGCTATCCAACCAAATAAACCCGCGTGGAGACAGTCATCTGGTCGCTGAGGTGAGTGTCTCCACACTTTTCTTCCTAGCATAGTTACATCTTCGTACTCGTTCAGAATATCTGCCATAGCCGTAGCCATCTCTGCAGCGGGGCCAAACTGCACCTGTTTCTTTTTCAAAAGCATCACGTAGTTATCAATAACCGTCGTACGGTCCAGAAGATACCTATCTTGCCCGTTCCAATGCATTGCCTTTGAGGATGCACCATACTGAACTTGTGTAACCCTGTTCGGGCCTAGAGCATTACGTATGATATCATTAGGAACACTACCTTCCCCCGCATCACCGACTACATATGACACCCTGTACAGATTACACACACGTACAATCTCTTCTACTGAATTCACTGGATTCTCACTTGGGTAAATACGGTAATACATACAACGCAATAACTTATCAAAATTTCTAACTCCCCATACCCAAAGAACCGTCCGTGATACACCTCGCGTCCCACCTCCAGACCAATCCACTCCCGCAACGACTATGGACATGCCTTCCATATTTTCTGTAGTCGGGGACATAGCCAAGCTTGGTCCCGAACACAACTCCTCAAGCTCTTCCTTCGAAATCATGCGCGTACCGATTGAATCCGACACGCCCAAAACTTCATTCTTAAATTTAGTGGGAGGTAGATTTTCGTGTTTATAAAGAACATCCTTCCACTGTTTTTCCGCAAATAATACGAGCTCTTGGTTATACCCCGCCCTCTCTACCGCTACGGGGCTACAATCAGGCATCGAAGGCTGACAAATATGAAAACCCTTTATACGGTCGTCCTCGTCAATTAGGGAATTAGTAGATAATGGATCCGCAGTATCAATCCATTGACCTGCAAAGGTATTAAGGTAACCCCCACACTTAATACAAATCATTCCCCTTAGACCTAGACATTTTTCGGAGTCCGCAAACTGATGAGACCCGCAACTTTCACACTTTATCACCCACTCCGTTTGAGTACTTTGCTCCCATAAGTACTGGATAGTATTCTCCATTGTCTTAGGGGTACCCGCATAAGTCTCATACGCATATTTAGACCTAGTTAGACATTCATTGCCGATCACGATTACTGGGTCATAAAGGAGGTCTTGTACCTCATCGTATACATTCCGGTCTGTAGAAAGCCCTCGAAGCCGGTCAGCATCATCCAACGCATAAGCAAAAGCCATCTCTGAGCCATTCGTAAATTGCTTGTGAAGAACACGATCAGAAAGTTCTGGGCTCAAAAACTTACGGTTAATAATCGGGGAATAACGCATGACCTTTGTAACGCGAGAATTAGAAAATCTCATCGTCTGCTCCTTCGACGGCGTTACAAACAAAACAGAAAAATGTGGTATAAGAGAGCACTCAGCGATACCAAAATTCGCTAAGGTCGTAGACTTAGCAACCTGACGGCTTGTCTTCAATAGGGTACGGCGCCAGCGACCATCATAAAAAGCTCGATGCGCAGGCCACATATCCAAACGAAAAGGCTTCCCGTTTAAGTGCAACCAGGCTTCACAAACATCTGAAAACGTGGCAGAAATAGACCTCATACAATAAAAGGATAACAGAAAATGAGCGAAAACGATAACAAATCTACCGACATGTCATACGCAGAACTCTACAACATTCCACAAATGACAATAGGACAAATAAAAGACGAACTAGAACTAAGCTTCAAACAACGTCTTTTTCGAGGCGTATACTGTATCGTAGGCGAAGCGGGGCTTGGAAAGTCTCAAGCTGTACACCAAGCAGCTCGATCTTTGGGAGCTAGGGTTTGTGACATTAGAACCGCTCAATTTGGACTATTAGGTACCGGTGTCCCCTCAGTAAAAGATACCGACGAAAACTTCTTCACAATTAAAGTCCCTAAAATTTTCCCTCAAGCAGGTGAAAAAAGTATCGTTCTTTTTGATGAAATCAACCAAGGTCTGCAGCATGCTATTGCGATGTTCTTTAGCGTGATCGAAGACCGGCAAATTTATGACTACAAGCTACCCGATGACTGCCTTGTTGTAGCCTGTATGAACCCTTCAACCGCTTCTTACTCTGTTAATCAGATTGAAAATAATGCTGCCCTACGCCGAAGACTAAAATTTGTTTACGCGATACATTCTCCAGAAGAATGGCTATCACACGCTCGTACGCGAGAATTTCACTACAGTGACCGAAAATCTCCAGTAGTTCAAACAAAACAAGTACAAGAACTCTACAAAACCAACCTAGAAAAAGCAGAACAACTTAACCTGGGTATGGCATGTCATGACCACGTACGCGCATTTATCAGTACAGCTCGTACCATGCTCTACGACGAAAAAACTAAAAACGCCAACAAACCCTTTGCTTGTCCCGCTTCGTGGCAAACAATTTCTCTTGAATGCTACGCGATGGAAGCCGCCGGGATTAACCTAACTGGAAGCCGTGCGGAAAATCGATTCGGCGCAACCTTAAATATGACAACGGCGACTCAATTTTGTTCTTTCATCGAAGATAACCAAATAATCCTTTCCCCTATAGAATTCCTCACCAATACGGATAATTTTATGAAGAAATTCGCCCTAGTAGAGGAATCCGGAAAGCAACCGCGTCTTATTGAATTTATTTATAATTTCTTAAACTACATCTTCGAAACCGAATACGATACTGAGAAGGTATATACCGCTATCTCACGGTTATTTGATGATACCGCGGCTGAATACACGTCTCTGCTTACTGATAATATCGCACCCACCGCAAAAAGCTTCAACAAAGAGGCCTATCGAGTTAAAGTGCTGAACTCACTAGTCGACGCGGACAAAGACCCGGATCGGCCTAACAAATTCCGCCAATATATGAACCATATTGGGAAAGCGCACGACGACGTACAGAAAGCACTACAAAAAAGTAAATAACGGATTACTTATTGCGTAGAGAAGATATATCTTCCGCAATCTGATCAGCACCCTGTTTAATGTAAAGATAGCAAGCCGATAACTGGGAAAGTTGGACACCAAGTTCGTTCTCAAAAAATTCTGTATGATCGAGTGCCGACTTGTCCAACTTATCCCAGCTATCCGCTACCTCTTTCTTTAAAGAAAATGCGGTAGAACCCTTTGGAAAAAGAGTCTCTAAATTATCATCAACAATCTCATGCAGAGGCTCTGGTGGATACACATACCCTTCTCGAAAAAGACACACTGCCATATACTGCTGAACATCCTCGTCAAAATCGGGGATCACGGTCTTATCATTATCCAACCCACGAATAACCCCCGCCTCGTACACCGCCCAGGCCATATGTGCCGCATGACATTCCTGCAGAGATTCGGGATCAAAGAGTTCTCCATTTAAAGCCTGTGTCGTACGTTGAAATACAAGATTATCCCAATAGAAAGCGGGGTGCACAATCAAAGCGATCGCCGCTTGCAACTTATTGCGCTCTTCCGCATCTAGATTAACCCCGTCTTTACTGAAGGTTAACCACATTGTCTCTGGTTCCCACTTTAAGAGGTCTTCACCGTACATTGTACGCGCAGCTAAATATAAACCAGCAGCTGTATTCGAACGCGGATCTTTCAATATCCGTAAGGCGTCATGTTGTGTTGTTTCTGACGCTACTTTTGACAGCATTCCCGCATTCAATTCCGGAACAAGCTGCCAAAAAGCTTTCAGTCCTTCATGTAACTCAGTAGTCATTTTATTTTTATCTGGCGTAAGCCGAGAGCTGCGTAACCAACGTCGCCTTCATATCCGCGGGAAGAGTCTGTAAAACCTGCTCGAGTAAAGAAGGGTTTATCTCTCCGCCAGGCGCAAATTCCGCTACAAAATCAGGGCCTAAAGCATCCTCCCAAAAAGTGAGAGGTAATGAAGCTAGCATATTTTTATCAAAGTACATGCCATTTATTGCAAGTTGTTGCGCGGCAATCTTGTCCGTATTCCAAACAGTTAAAATTGGATTCGGGATGCTCTTACCAACGAACGGCTCAAGCCCCGCTAGTCGGTCTAGCTCCGCAATCGACTGAGCCAGCTTAACTTGGTCATCCCGTAATGCAATGTGTTGCCCTAGATTTCGATATGTCTTACCCATACTTTCAAAAACAACAGCGACCTTATCACTACCGATACCGTGAGCAGCAGCTGCACGCGCATCCAACCAATCCGCTAGAATATCCGTATTCGTCAACGTGTTTCCCGCAAACTTATGTAACTCAGGCTGTACAGAAACCCCGTAGACCTCTGCGGCCTTGGCTAGGTTAAGGTAGGCCTCCGCTCGCTGTTCCTCCGTCAGAATGTATGCTCTCTTTTCCAGGGCCTCATACGCATACGAAACATCCTCCGCAGATGCCACACGAAAACGCTTGCTCTCCGACAGAAGCCAGCACTCCTCAGACGCGGTCTTAACCTCTTCCTCTACAAAAATATCCTCCGGTATGGAATACGCTTCACAAGCAAATTTCAAGTTATCCTGTACATAATTAGGAAGACCATCCGCATGCCGCGCATACACAGTTGAAATCGCCGCGTGCTCTTTGGTATGGACAGGGAAAGCCCTCTTTTCCGGCCAAGCAAACGCGTCTCCCGGGAGATGATCAAATTCTTCAGGGGAAAGCTCTGCAGTCTTCGCAAATTCAGCCAACCTAGGGTACCGTGAAGACAATACACAAAGATTTGAAAATGCCGGGTCGTTTGTAATATTAATAAAATCCATCATTGGTCCTCTCAATCGTGCGAGTTACTCGTACACAGCAATTATAATCGAAAAGGAAACCAAATGACACCCCTAGACAAAAGACCAATACAAAATGCATTTTATTGGCTATGCAGTTATCGTGGAAATAATAACTTTTTCGGAAGAGTTCTCAACAGCTGTCGACGTGAATTTACCGACAACGGCCCTATCGCTGGTGTACGAGTAGACAATGAAGGCCGCTACGTACTCCAAGCAAACATTCCCGAATTCAATAAACAATCGGTACTCCTACGTATTTGCATTATGGTTCACGAAGCCGGGCACCTCGCTCTTCGGCATTATGAACGAATGTTGCGTATTGTAGGGGGCAAAATAAACCTTCACAAAGAAGACATGCTGCAAGAGATATGGAAACTTCTCAATATTGCAGGAGATTTAGCCGTAAATGACCTTGCTATTCGCCCTCTAGTTATTGAAATAAGCCAACAAGCTTTCGAAGAAATCTCAGCACACGCTCTATTTCCTGAAAAATATGACCTGCCTTGTAAACTAAGCCTCGAAGATTATTTCCTAAGGCTTATGAAAGATAAAACATTACGTGACAAAATCTTAAAAGATATTTCAGATTCAGAAATCGAAGTTAACTGCGAAATATTCGCTAATAGTCCGGGAGAAGGTTCAGAGGGCGAGGAATGTTCGAAAGGCGACTCCAACAATAACCAGGATACAATCATACGAATAAAAAATCTTTCTGGGGCAGAGCTCGAACGCTTGTCCAACAGTATCCAACGCAACACTGGAGGTATTATCAAAACAGCCGTCGAACAGACACAAAAATGCCAAGGAAAAATCCCTGGATGTATGCAAGCGGTTATAGAAGAACTATTCTCGGAACCAAAAGTACCTTGGCCAATAATCCTTCGGAATCAAATTAAAAGCGTTATAAGTAATAAAATAATATCCGCCATGACCATGCCGAACATCTCCCTCTTCCCCCTGATAGAAGAAGGCATTGAACCGTATCCTGGATACAACAACGATTTTACTTTCCGCATTACTTGCGCTACCGACACCAGCGGTTCTGTTTCCGACGAAGACTTCAAAATATTCATGGGTGAAATCGTGGCTATTATGCGGCAGTACCAAGGTATTGAATTACGTTATATTTTATTCGACCATGGAATCCAACTGGAAAAAGTATTTACACGGACATCAAATGATTGCGAAATAGCCGAAATATCAAAACAAATTCATACCCGGCACGGTTACGGAGGAACTGAATTTTGTGCTCCATTTAGACGTGTACTAGGAAGAGACACAGACCGGGATTGGGCCTCCGAAAAACCAAATACTACTCTTACCCCTACAGATTTACTGGTAATATTTACTGATGGTTACGCTCCGGTCTCAGACGCACAAGCTGGTCCTATGCCCTCCCTAAAACCTCCCTGCCACGTTATTTGGGTAATCTGTAAAAACGGAACAATCGACCGGGCTATGCAGGATACAGTAGTTCAACTGGAGGATTAATTATGGACCAAATATTAAAAATACGTCGTCCAGATACTCTGCATCCGTTTA